CATCGCACCGCTCCCGCGCCCAGCCGCATCGCCCGCCACGGTCGCCACAACGCCGTCACCGCCGCCGGTGGCACGCCCTCGCCATCCATCCGCAGATGCGCCGCCAGCCGCAGGATTCCGTGCCGCACCGGCTCGGGCACCGCGTTCCAGTCGCCCGCGCTCCCCGCGCGATAGGTTACGGCGATGCGCCCGGCACCGGACGCACACCGCACCCAGCCCTGCCCCGCCGCATCGATGTCGATGGCATAAAGGTCCGGCGCCAGCGCCACCGCGCCGCCATCGGTCGCCACCTGCTGCACCGCCGTCACCGCGCGCACCGGCGCGACGCTCAGCACCTGCCACGCGCCCCGCACCGCCAGCGTCTCACGCAGCATCCGCTCGAGCAGCGCCATCCCGATATAGCGTTCGCACAGCTCGGTCGCGACGCGCAGCTGCGCCGCCAGCTCGGCATCGCTCGCCGCGCCATCGATCCGCAGAAATGCGCGCAACTCGGCCAGTGCGACGGGGGCCGCCTCGGGCGGCGCGATCGTCTCGACCATCACCGCCGCTCCACCCGCACGTCGATCGCGCGCGCATCGCGCCGCCCGTCGCTCCAGCTCACCTGGTTGGTCAGGCGATAGACCAGCCCCGGTCGCCCGCCTTCGACCGTCGCGGCACAGCGCGGCCCGCTCACCGCCTCGGCCACCACCGCCAGCCCGCCGTCATGCGCCGGCTCGACGGTCCAGCTGCTCGCGCTCACCCCCGCCGCGCCGGCAATCGCCGCCCAGTCGATCGCATAGTCCAGCGCCGCCGCCGGATCCTTCAGGAAGATGCCCATTGCTCACCCCCGTTCGCCAAGAAAAAAGGGGCGGCCCGACGGACCGCCCCTCACCCATTTTCAGTATCGCGGCGCTTCAGCCCGCGTGCAGCACCCGCGCGCCATCCTCCGCCCGGATCGTGTAGCTGCCATCGCTGCCCGCACGCGCCGCCCCGGCCAGTTTCACCAGCCGCGCCGGACGCGATCGGGCCTGCTGCGCCTTGCCGATTGCGCCAGCGGCGATGCGCGTACGACCGATCGTGGCGCCCCGTTGCCCGCTTACCATGCTGCCATGATCCGCCAGTCGGTGCCGTCGCTGACGACGACCCCGCCATTGCTCCCGCCACCGGCCGCAACGCTCCCGGTGGTGGTGGCATTCAGATCGGTCACATAGTGCAGCGCCCCGGCCCCCGCGCTCGCCGCCGACCCGGCACCCGCCACGGTCGCACCCGGCAACTTCGGCGCCTTCATGAACTGCGTCTGCAGCGTCGTGAAGTTGATCCGCAATGCATCGGATATGTCCGCGCCCTGCACGGTCTGGCCGATCGTGAAATCGCCATTGGTCTTGAGCCGCAGGCCCCAGCGGTGGAAATTCGCCTCGTTGAAGAAGTCGAGATACAGGTTGCCATTGCCCTGGATCCGGCCGCCCGCGACGCCGCTCGCATGGGTGTTGCGCAGCTTGAACCCCTCGAACCGCGTCGACGCGGAAATCTCGGTCTCGAACCCGGTCACCGACCCCGTCACCGCATTGGTCGTGAGGTAGATCATCCGCGCGCCATTGGTGAAGCCGGATGTTCCGACCATGGTCAGGAGCGACTGGATGCCCAGCGGATTGGTCCCGACATTCCCCGCGCTCAAGTAGATGTCGCGTTCGAACGTATAGCCATTGCCCGAATTGACGTAAGGCAGGTTGAGCTGCGCAGTGCCTGCCGCATTGGTCTGGGTCATGAACGCCTGGTTGTTGCCCAGCCGGTTGACCCGCACCTGCTCCGACAGGTTGATCGACTTGGTGTCGCCCGCCGCACCGTTCCAACCGAATGTCACATGCGAATTTCGATACCCGTCGGCAAAGGCATAGAATGCGCCCTGAAAGCTGATGTCGGAATCATTGCCCCAATCATCGCTGTCGAACGGGGCATAGATGCTGATCGGGCGATACTCCAAACCACTCGATCCCGTCGTGTGCATCGCATGGTGGAATTCGGACCCGTCGATCCACTGGCCCGATTTTGCCGGATTGCGGCTCGGCTTCTTGAACCGGCTCTCCACGCGGATCGACGGCCCGCCCATCGCGGTATTGATCGGGGTAAAGCTGGTGTTGAGGTTCCAGCTCAGTCCGACGACGTTGTTCGTATATTCCGGCTGGCCGGGATATTGCGAATCCGCAGAATAGGGGCCGTAGGTGAAGTTCAGCCCGAACTGGATCGTGGAGGGCATGCCGCCCTCGTCGCGCGATGGCGAGTCATAGATGACCCCTTCCTGCGACCAGCCCTGATCGATGTCCGGCGGCGTTTCGGCCTCGATAGTATATACCGGCGCCGACAGCCCGTTCACCCCGGTGATCTCGTCGAGAAAATCGGTGACGGTCAGGCTCTCATTCCCTGGGATCGCCTGCCACGCCGCGAACACGTCGTGCGCCTGTACTGTCTCATAGAATTGCGCCGCGACCGTCAGCGAAACCGACTTGGTGCCGACCGGCAAGTCGATCGCGGTGGTGCCGTCCGAGGAGACGATCGGATCGCGCTCGATCGTCCCGCTCGTAAAGGTCCCGATCCCGACTTCGAACATGCTTGCATCCGCCGGCGCGCCGTCGATCGCATAATAGAATTGATCGCCCTCGCTCAGCACCGATGCAAAGCTGCGCGACCCGGTCACTGCACCTGCTGGCGTAATCGCGCCAGTTCCTGTCGTGGTCGTGGTTTCCTCGACCAAATCTGCGTAAATCAGCTCTGCCATGTATCTGCTCCCGCGGTGGTAAAGTCGGAACTGGCCGGGGCGCCCGCATCGCCCCGGCCCGACTGTATCAGGCATGCAACGATCGGCAGAATCGCGATGGCTTCCGCCCCGCTAACCCTGCCGATCAAAGTGTCACGAGGCGGAAAACTTCATGACCTTGATCGCCTCGCTGTTGGTCACCGCGCCGCCGACCCGCTTGGTGGCGTAGAAGTGGACGAACGGCTTGTTGCTGTACGGATCGCGCAGGATCTGCGTCTCGCCGCGCTCGGCGATCAGATAACCGGCCTTGAAATTGCCGAACGCGATCGACAGCGAATTGGCCGCGATGTCCGGCATGTCCTCGGCTTCGACCACCGGATAGCCCAGCAACGTCGCCGGCTGCCCCGCGCTCAGCGACGGCTGCCACAGCAATGCGCCGTCGCTCGTCTTGAACTTGCGGAGGCGCGCCAGCGTCGCCGAATTCATGGCAAACACCGCACCCTGGCGGTATGGCGGGCGCAGCGCCTGGACCAGGTCGATCAGCTTTTCCTCGGGATTGGCCGCAAACGCACCCGCCGCACCCGACACGATGTGCTGCAGCGTGCCGAACGCCCGCACGTCATCGCCCGTCGCCGCGGTGGCATAGGTCAGGAACCCCTTGGGCTTGTTGGTCCCGTTGCCGCTGACGAACGCCGCGCCCTCGGCCCGCGCAAATTCGCGCGCGATCTCGTCGGCCAGCCATGCTTCGACGTCGAAGGCGGCATCGTCCAGCATCGCCTGGCTCGCCGCCGGATTGGCGAACAGGTCGCCCATCGGCGGGGCGATCTCGTTGAACACCGGCGTGTCGGTTTCGTCGCGCGCCGCCATCTCGCTCGCCCAGCCGGATTCGGTCCCGCCCGACGCGACCAGCTTGCGATATCCCGCGCTGCCCACCGTCACGACATTGGCGATGGCGCGGATCGGCGAAATGCTCGCCAGCGTCGCATCGACCAGGGCGTCGATCTCGCGGGGCACGGCATAGCCGCCCTCGGCTCCGCTCGCCCCCGACAGCGCCTTCATCTCCAGCGCGCCGCTGCCGCTACGCAAAAACCCCTCGAACGCCGCGCCCGTCACACTGCGCGCGCCGCTCAACATCGGCCGTGCCACCGGCGCGCCAGCCGCTTCCACCGCCTCGAACGACTGTTCGAGGACATCTGCCTTCGTTTCCATAAGTGTCTCCCGTTCCAACAGAAAATCCTCCGCGCCTGCCCCGGCGAAGGCCGGAGGAACGGGGAGGGGGGTGTAGCTGCGATCAGCGAGGTGCTGGGGGCACCTTGCAGCAGCGAAACCGGCTCGCGTCGCGAGCCGTATGCCCAAAGGCATGGTGGAGGGGGCCCGCACCACGCGAACCCCGTCGTTTCAAAAAATGAAGTGGCTGTCCGCTATATCGACGCCTCGGCGGGCCCATCCGCGATCCTGTATCGTTAGGACCGCGACGCACCGTGACTCCGGGAATTCCAAATGTCCAAACGATCGAACAGAAGCTGGATGAACGCCGGATTCGACGCCTGGTCGCTCGGCTGGGAATCCGCCGCCGTGATCGGACTGCGCGCAGCCAAAATCGCCCAGGGCGGCCCCGAAGCACAGCGCGAAACTGAACGCATGGTCTCCGAAAAAATGACCGCCGCGTTCGAGCTCCAGATGGCGATGATGTCCGGTGCCATGGGCATGAGCCCCGCCACCACCACCCGCAAGGCGCTCGCCCACTATCGACGCAAAGTCCGCGCCAACGCGCGCCGCCTGCGCTAGCCAGTAAGCCCCTCCCCTTCAGGATTGCCGGGTGAACCACGCCCCGCGTGGTTCAGGTCAGGCCGGGGGCCTGACCGACCCGGCAATGGGTTGGGGTGGGGCGGTCACCGCCTCGCAGAGACCGACAGCCGCGCCCACCACCGCATGCACCCGCGCATGCGGCTGCATCGGCCGCGCCACCAGACTCACCTCGCACAGCTCGAGCGCCTCGATCTCGCGCCACCGCCCCTGCCGCGCCTTGACGGTGCGATACCCAAAGCTGAGGCCATTGACCGCGCCCCGCGCCACCAACGCCGCCAGCTCGGGCACATCGACCCGCGCCGTCAGCCGCAAGCCCCGCCCATCCTCGCCGATCGCCTCGATCACGCCCACCGGCGCCCCGCGATGCTGCCACAGCAGCGGCACCCGCCGCACGCGCGCTCCGAACGCCCCGGCCCGGATCACGTCCCCGCCCCGGTCCGGCACATCGAACACCGCCGCATAGCCCGCGAACCGGACGCCAGTCCCCGCACGATTACTCCCCTCCCGCGTGCGGGAGGGGTCAGGGGA